GAGTAAGGCGATTTGGTATAGCATTTCTCTCTAAGCGTATACAAAAAAACACTGAAAAAACTGCCGAAGCAAAACATCCTGAAAGATCAACTGCTATAACAGCTATTGAAAAGAAGCAATCTGATAGAAAAGCTCTAAACAAGTGGTCTAGGAGGAAATACAATACTGATGGTAAATATAGAGCAACACATATCCCCCCACCAGCTTTAGGCACAGAGCCAGATCATTTAATGTATATGTTCCGAAAAGGGGCTAAAGATTCTAATCCTATCTTTAAAAAAATGAGTCAAAAATGGGGCAAATGGTATTATGATCTTAAACAAGCTGGCAGAGAAAAAGGTAGAACTAAAAAAAGAGATATAGATGAAGCAAGAGAAAAACTTAGACTTAGTGGTGATGTTTAATGGCTCTTAGTACAGAAAAGTTTATAGATTCTTTTGTTGAGACAGGAGATTATCTTGTCGCAATGAAAGATGCTGGTTCAACAGAGAAGAATGCCTATAAAGTCAAGTTAAAAGGCCGTGAGATTTTAGAAGCTAACCGAGATGAGGTTGACAAGAAGTTCAATGCCCGGTTGAAAGAAGGTGGCCCAAGAGCATTAGGTGTAATTGAACGCTTAATGGTTACTAGCGATAGTGATACTGTAAAGCTCAATGCGGCAAAAGAAATGCTTGACAGGGGTGGTCATAAGATATTTAATGAAATGGACACAGGACGTACCATAGAAGAGCTTAATGCACAATTAGTTGCCTTAGTCGGTAAAGATGGTGCTAAGATGCTCGTTGGTGCGTTTAAGAGTAGGAAAGTAATTACAGGCCCACAACTGACTGATGCATGAAAATTCACAGACATGGATGCATAAAGGTCTTGCAGAGGTAAGAAAGTATCCTTCAGATAAAAAGAAGCCTCAAGGAGAGGTGCTTAGACGTTTTAAAAGTGAAGATACTGCAAATAAGTGGGCAAAGTATAGATCCGATACACACCATTGGATGAAGAAATTCTATAATAAGAATAAAAAGACATTATTGACTAATGGCTAAAAAAAGTATCCTGACAAAAAGACCTATTATAACTGGTTATGGTCGTACTGCTGACTATAGTCGTGCCTTGAAATTGGATCCTACTAAAGTTGATCCTAAATTCGATAGTACCCCTGCCTCTCCTAAACAGCCTGTAACTACACTACCTAAAGGTGGTAAAAAGACTTTCCTCGTATCAGGAGCAAAAGACTTTGAATTTACTGAAGGTCACGAAAAGCAGTTAGTAAGAAACTTCAGGAACTTTGAAAAGAAGTATGGTTCCGCACAAATAGCACATGATTATAATCCTAGTAATAAGACCTCAGCTTTTGTAGCAAGAGTGGCAAAAAAGCATAATTTGCCAACAATGGAAGATAGGCCAATAAGCCATTCTGATTATAATCCTGATCCAAATAAAAAAGAAGGGTATAAGAATAGAGAAATTGCTAGACAAAAAGGAGTAGATGCAGGGAAAGTATTCAGGGTATCTTATTCTCAGGAAGGCAAATTAAGTGCTATTGCTCCTGATCGCTTAGAAAGAGATAACTGGAGAAAACGATTGGGTGAAATTAAAAAAGAAGGTCGTTGGCGTTCCCTGAAATTTAAGAAAAAAGATGGTAGTCCTAAGAAAAGTAAAAATACACAAGCATATAAACCTATTAATGCATTAATGGATGAAATAAGTGATCATCCTGTAGGTTCAGCAAAACGTGAAGCTGGTCTAGGTTATTTGAGAGAATATAATGAAGATTTAAAAACACGGTTGAATAGGCCATCAGCAGATGTTACAGACTTTTTATATAGACAAGAAGAAGATACATTGCCCAAAGGAGCAAAAATACGTTTTGAAATAGATGATATACAAAGTAAACCTAAACCACAGACTAAAGTATTACTACAAAAACCCCGGATACCATTTTTGAAGGATGCTGTAGGGTATGGTAAAGGAGGTCAACAACGACGTAAAACTTTTGCTAAAACATTAGGTAAAGGTAAACCAAAAAGAGTTAAACTTGCAGACTCTTCAGATTTTATAGAAAGAAGATATGTAGAAAAGTTTGAAGATGCATATGATGAGGGTACTACAAGTGACAATGTTAAGGATAAGAAAAAATTTAAACCAGTAAATAAAACTCTTCTTACAGGGACTAAACAGGAAAATATAGAACTTGCTAAAAAGAATATCGGGCCGGATGCTTATGGTCAGTCATCTCTAACTCAATTTATGATGAGTAATGAGGAAGAACCAGAACATAAAGAAGCAAAACGTAAGTCATTACAAGATGTAAAACCCATAGATATAGAAGGTTCTACATCGGATAAAGGTGGTGGTGGTAATATTCAACGGCATCAAGAAACATATGGTGAAAAACAACAGAATGAGCTTACACAGGATCTTGAAAATATTGAGAAACAAAAACCAATTTATAAATCTATTGAAAGAAAAAATAAGAAACTAAAGAAAGCAGGGAAACCACCAATTACAGGTAAAACATTATTAACAAGACAACCTGATCCTCATAAATGGGATAGGCAATCTAAAACATTAGAACATATATCTGATGTTGATATGCCAAAAGAAACCCAAGCACAAAAGGATGCTAAAGTAAGAGCAAAAGTAAAAGAAGGTGCATATGGGGGCAGGGCAAAACATGGTAAGTTAAAATATAGACCACCAGTTAGAAGTGCTTCTGCTCCGTTAAAAGCATTAACTCCATTTATTCTCGGTGGTGGTGCATTACAAATGTTACCTAATGAGGCATTTGGTGAACGTGCCGCTTCTAATGCGGAAAGAGCAAATATGAGAGTTAGAGGTGGAGGGGGAAGCAAAGCACCTCATTTAAGAAAGAGACAAGTTCCGCTTACGAAGTTATCGGCTAAGAAATATAGAAGATATGCATGAATAACGCAGAAAAGGCTATTGATATAGCAGAGAAGATTACTGAACTCTATGAAACTAATCGTCTGCTAGAATATGTGCCTTATGAGTATCAGAAACGATTCCATGATGCTAAAGACATGGGGGGTCGTTTGGCAAGGCAACGTCTGTTAATGGCGGCAAACAAAACTGGTAAAACATTTTGCGGTGCTTCAGAGTTGGCTTTTCACTTAACTGGACGATACCCCCAATGGTGGCAAGGTGCTAGGTTCTCAAGACCAATTACTGCATGGGCGGCTGGAAATACTACCGCTAATACAAGAGATATAGTACAAGCAGAACTACTCGGAGAACCGGGTGATGAAGACGAATTTGGTAAAGGCGCAATACCAAAACAATATATCTCTGGCGCACCCTTGAGAATGCCCGGTGTACCAAATGCATACCAGAGTTTGAATGTTAAACATGTATCTGGTAAAAACTCTAAATTGATATTCAAGTCCTATGAGCAGGGCAAGATGCAATGGATGGGTAAAGCGGTAGATGTCACATGGTTAGATGAGGAACCGCCACAAGATATATATTCTCAAGCTCTAAGAGCCGCACTTAAAAGTGGTGGTATTGTCTTTATGACTTTCACCCCTGAGAGTGGAATGACCGAAGTTGTAACACAGTTTATGACGAAGTTAGGTCAGTCACAGGCTTTATATCATGCTACATGGGATGATGCGGTACACTTAGATGAAGATGTAAAGAAAGAGATTTTAGCCGCATTACCTCCGCATGAAAGAGATATGCGTTCTAAAGGAGTACCAGTTTTAGGTTCAGGACTTGTATTCCCTGTAAGTGAAGATGAATTGAAAGTTGAACCTTTTGCTATACCTGAACATTGGCCTAGACTATGTGGCTTAGATTTTGGTTGGGATCACCCTACTGCCGCAGTTTGGTTGGCATGGGATAGGGATACTGATAAGATATATGTTTATGACTGTTATCGTAAATCTGCTGAAACGCCTGTTATCCACTCAGCCGCTATTAGAGAAAGAGGTGATTGGGTTCCTGTCGTTTGGCCTCACGATGGTTCGCAACATGATAAAGGTTCAGGAAAGCCGTTAGCAGAGTTATATAGAAAGCAAGGTGTCAATATGGCACATAAGCATTTTGAGAACCCGAATGGTGGTATTTCAGTAGAACCGGGAATCATGGATATGCTTCAGAGAATGCAAACTGGTAGATTTAAAGTATTTAATTACTTGAATTTATGGTTTGAAGAACTTAGGATGTATCATAGGAAAGAAGGTAAGATAGTAAAAATACATGATGATTTGATGAGTGCAACTAGATATGCATCGCAATCTTTAAAGTTTGCTTCTACTGGAAGACCTAAGAACAGACCACGAAAAGCAATAAATAGATACGATTACTATGGAGGTCATCAAGAAGGGGCATACGTTTGAAAGTATTATATATGATCAAAATGAAATAGATGATGTATGGGATCAAGTCAAAGACGAAATTAAAAGAACCGATTGTGAATTTTTAGATCACCATGATATAAAAACTTTATTAAAAGAAGGATATTATATATTATGGCTCGTAAGAAGTAAAGATACTCAAGATATTGTAGCAGTTGTTATTATTGAAATTGTTCAATATGTTAGACATAGAATAAGTCGTGTCGTGAGCATCGGAGGGACTAGAATGCATGAATGGCTTACGTTTCATTTACATGCATTAGAGGAATGGTCTAAAAATAATGGATGTAGCCATATGGACATCTATGGTAGGAAAGGATGGAAAAAAGTATTGAAAGAGTACAATGAACATTGTATTTTGTTAAGGAAACAACTATAACCCTAAAGTAAAGGTAATTATGAAAATATATACAGAAGTAAATTATGAGTGGAAAGATGGTGAGTTAGTAAAAACATCATCAGAATCTTTTGAATACTCGGGTGACATCGCACTCTGCGGAGGCGGAGGTGGTGGTGGTGGTAATCCTATCACAAAAACTATAAATAAAGCAGTAAAGGGAACTTCAGGATTTGTAGATGATGCTGTTTCAGGTACGGTAAATGCTATCAAAGATCCTGCTGGAACAGTGGCAGGTGGCCCGGGTGGTTCATTTGGCGATATGGCAAATTCACTTTATGGTGGCACTTTAAAAGGTCTGGTTGAGGGTGCGCAGGGGAAAACTGAAGAAGAAGCAGTTGCGGCTCCAGAATTAGCGGCAGAAGAAGTTGATGCTCAAGGTGCATTAACTGCACAAAACCAAAAGAGAAAACAATCAGCAGGAAGAGGTGCGGCTAATTTAACCGCAGGACAAACAGCAACAATGCTAACGTCTTAATTTTATGCCTGAAGATACACAATCTGGTGATCTTGGTGCTATTATTGATAGACACCATGAGAAGTTAAAAAATAATCGCAGAACTTGGGAACGAGAATGGCAGGAGATGGCAGAATATGTCTTGCCTCATCGTTCTGACTTCACTACAACTCATTCAAAAGGTGATGATAGAATGGGGATGGCGTTTGAAGGTACTGCTATGCGGTTATTAAAACGCTTTGCATCAAACATACACAATGTCTTCACTCCAATGGGTGCAGAATGGTTCAAACTAACTACAGGAATTTCTGAGTTAGATAAGAATCGTAATGTAGCTATATGGATGGATGAAGCAACTAAGATTGTTAAACATCATATATCACGACCATCATCTAATTTTCAAAGTGCAGTATATCAATACTATTTGGAAGCAGGGTCTTTCGGTACTGGGATCATATTTGTTGAAGATCAACCCGGATTTGGCCCTCGTTATCGCAATTTTCCTCTTTCGGATTGTATATTGGGTTCTGGAAGTGAAATGGAGATTGACACAGTTTTTCGGAACTACAAACAAACTGCAAAAGACTTAGTATCCAGATTTGATCCAGAGACTCTACCAGAGCAGATAGTAGAGAAAGCATATGGATCTAAAATGTTAGATGAATATGATGTAGTTCATGCAGTATTCCCATCATGGACAGTACAAGGGTTTCTGCCAGAAGGTTTTAATAAGCCTTTTGTCTCTGTTCATTACTTAAAAGAAAAGAAATCTATATTGGCATTTAGTGCATATGAAGAAATGCCATATATCTGTGCTAGATGGGAAAGATCGGATCGTGAAATTTATGGTAGAGGGCCAACTTGGGAAATAATGCCCGATATTAGATTAATTACAGAAATCGATAGAACATATTTAAAAGCAGTTCAGAAAGCGGTCTCACCGCCTCTGTTTGTACCGGATTCTGGACTACTTGACCCCCTAGATACTACCCCTGATGCAATAAATTATTATTCAGTCGGTCTAGGGGGAAAAGACGAGATATTTGAAGTACCAACAAGAGCAAGACCTGAATATGCTGAGAGGTTAAATGCTAAATGTACTGCAAATATACGAGAAGGTTATTTCTTAGACTTACTTGAGTTACCCGGCCCTGTTGCTCCTGATGGTGACGTTATGAGATTTAGTGCAACAGAAGTCTCGGTAAGAATGAGACAAAGAATGCCTATACTTGGGCCAATTTTAGCTAGACAGGAAGGAGAATTTCTCGATCCTCTTATAAGAAGAACAGTTAATATCCTTATGAGATCATTCCAACTACCTGAAATGCCTGAAGAAATGCAGAATCAGTTTAAGATAGAATATATTAACCCTGTATCAATTTCCATGAGATCAGGTGAAATAAGTTCTATGAATCAACTTTTTGAAATGATAATGCCTCTTGCACAAATTGATCAAACTATACCAATGTATTTTAATACACAGCAAATACTCAAAAATACTGCTGAAGTATTACAAATACCAACTTCTAATCTTAGAACAAAAGAAGAAGTAGATGCAATGGTACAAGAACAACAAAGACAACAACAAGCACAAGAACAAATGCAACAGGCTCAAGTAGCTGGTCAATTGAATGAATCAATGGCAAAAGCAGAATCACTTAGAGCAGACTCTAAAGCGGCATGATTTCACGCTGGTTACAAGAGAAAGAAAAACGTACACGGTTTAAAGAGGTCTTTAGTGGAGAAGAAGGACAAGATGTAATTGCGGCTTTAGCCAATGCTCATTTTGTTTTTAGAACTTCTCATGCTAGTGACCCTTATACATCTGCATGGCAAGAAGGCCAAAGAACTGTAGTAATGGAGATTATTAATCTCGTTGGTGCAGATTTAGAGGCAATAAGAAAAAGAATTGACTTGCAGGAACAGGCTCGTGTTGAAAGACGAGCATAACCTTTAACTAAAAAAACTATGTCAGAAGAAGCAATAGCTCCTGAAGGATCAGGGCAAGCTGATAGTGGCGAATCTTCGGCTTTACAATTTAACGCATCCTCTATGCCAGAAGGTTTAAGGGATGAACCTAGTCTCCAAACATTTGACTCAGTAGATAAACTCGCTAAGTCCTACGTTAGTGCAGTCAAGATGATTGGTGGCAATCCAGACAATCTTATTTCCCTTCCACAAGAAGGAGAAAGTATGGATGGTCTATATAACCAACTTGGAAGACCAGAACAACCTAGTGGTTATGATCTTGGTGAAGATGACGAAGGAATTCTTGATAATTATAAAGAATTTGCACATGAAGTCGGATTAAGCCAAAATCAAGCAGAAAGTATTCTTGGTGCTTATGAAAGTATTCAAGAAGAAGAAGCAGAAAATTTTCAAAAAAGCATAAAAGATTTAGAAGTTCATTCTACTATTCAATTGCAACGTGAATGGGGCAAAAATTTTGATGGTAATATGGATTATGCTAAAAGAGCTTATGCACAATTTGCTTCACCAGAATTGTCTGAAGTTTTAGATGATACAGGTCTTGGGAATCATCCTGAAGTGATCAAGGCTTTTTCTAAGATTGGACAAATGTTAGGTGAAGAATCACTTGCGGTAGGGACAGGATTAGGTCGTAATCAAATGTCACCGCAATCTGCGCAGGAAGAGATTCAGGCTCTTTATAGTGATAAGGATTTTTCAAAGTCATATCGTGACAACACAGATCCTAATCATGCAACTGCGATGAAGAAAATGGATAGGTTGTTTAAAGCGGCATATCCATCTCAACAACGAGTAAGGTAGTTTCACCCCTCCATAGTGGAGGTAAGGCCGACACAAGAGGGAATAGGTAGACAAGCATATGCCCTATCGACATCCTCTTGAGACCCTTTATGGATAATCTCTAGGTTAGAGTGACTTTAATTTATGCACATAGTGTGCATGAGATTTCTATAAAAGGTAAATTATGGCTAATTTTTATGACATTGAAACGTCGTATATACATCGCTATTCTGCTGATGTATTACATGCGCTTCAGCAAAAGACAACAAGGATTCGTAATTTCGTTACGAACAAACCAAATTGTCAGGGTGTCGCAGAGTTCATTGATAAGATCGGAACTAACGAAGCACTTGACAAAGTTGCTCGATTTGCAGATTCACCAGTACAAGCCATAGCCCATAAACGTAGGAGAGTATCAGCACAACCTAAAAATGCTGGATTCTTTGTAGAAGGTTTTGACACTCGTAGAATGAACTATGATGTGTTCCAGCCTTATGCAGAAGCTACTTCAATGGCTATGTCTCGGAAAATGGATGCAACTATCGTTGATGCCGCTTTTGGTTCAGCTTATGAATCAGACGGTGGAGCAATGGACGGAGCAACTGAGATCGTTTGGAATGATACAAACTTCCCTAAACAGTTCATTGGTAAAGACTACTCTGTTGGCACAGCAACAGTTGATATGAGTGGTATTGATAACTCAGCATCTAATGCTAGGTCATTATCAATCGACAAACTGTTAAAGGCTCGCAGAATTCTATCTGAGCAAGAAGCAGATCAATATGATGAAGGTGGTAATCCACTTTATTTTATAGTCTGTTCAGCTTCTCAGATTGAGTCATTGCTACATTCCCAACAAATCCAAAGCTCGGATTATAATAACATTCGTGCATTGGTAGAAGGGCAAACTAATTATTTTGCTGGCTTCCAGTTCATTAGGTATGAAAATATGCCTACTACTGGTACTGGTGATTCATTAGTTGAGAAAGTACTTGCATTCCATCCGCAAGGACTGACTTTCTGCTCTTGGGAAGAACCAATAACTGAGATTGAAAGACGTTCCGACAAATCGTTTGTACCATATGCATATTTTGAAATGGATATTGGAGCAACTCGTGTTTGGGAAGAAATGGTCATTCAAATCGACTGTTTCAAAACAGCTTAACCCATAACATGAAAGGACAATATGGCTAATGTATATGCAGTAGATTATGCAAAACGATTCTCAACCGTTCCAGCAAAGCTAACTAATGTAGCTACGCAGGGCGGGAGAATGCGTGTTTTGTATGACACTTACACAGTAGTAGCGGCAACAGCCCAAAATGATGTTGTATATTTTGGTAGATTACCACCAGATAGCAAGGTATGGGAAGTTGCAATTCAAACTTCTGCTACACTAGGAAGTAGTTCAACAATTGATGTCGGCTGGCAAGCTGTATCTGCAACGGCAACGTCAGCAAATACAGACCTTGATGGTTGGCACGATGGTATATCTGGTGAAACCGCCCTCTCTTTTTGGAAGGTTGGTGGAGCTTCAACTGCATCAGGGAATAAGGGTATTGCAATTGCCCCTACATCTATACCTGATGAAGCAGATATAGTTGCGACACTTCTTGGGGCTGACCCAAATGCAGATGTAGTAATAAGTTTGATGTGTCACTATTCAATTGACTAACATCAATTAATAATCGGGGGTTGGGGAACTAGCCCCCATTTCTAACAGTTTAAATATGGACAAAACTGGTATAGCTAACCTTGCCTTGAGCAATCTAGGTGAAGCTAGAATACAATCATTAACAGAAGATAGCGCAAGAGCTAGAGCATGTAGTGCAAGAATAGATGGTGTAATAGAGACTATTCTACGGATGCATGTCTGGAACTCTGCCTTAGAACGTCAACAATTAGTGTCAGGAGAAACACCAATTTTTGGATGGAACTATTCTTATCAACTTCCTGCTGATTGTATAAAAGTAGTAGAAGTTGAGCCTGTATCTAAATTTCAGGTAGAAAAGAAATACATTTTATCAAATGAAACATCTTTATATCTTCTATATGTAGCAACTCCAACAGATATTAATAATCTAGATTCACTACTTGCAGAAGCAATTGCAATGAAACTTGCAGTAGAAGTTGCAGAAACGCTTACAAGTAAAGAAGGATTAAAGAATGAAATGATGCAAAAATTTGTTGTAGCATTACAAGAAGCCAGAGGTGCTAATTCTAAAGACAGAACACCTGATCATAGAGAAAGATCCTCATGGCTAGATGCTAAAAAAGGAAGATATTCTGTTACTCATAGAACCTTTAATACTCCTACAATTGGTTATGAGGTTGATATGCAAGCATGGAAGACTAAATGAAGTATGAATTTCTTCAACCTAAATTTACAGAAGGTGTATTAGCAAAAAGTCTTCAGGGTCGTTCTAGTGAAGAATTTTATTCTTTTGGATACAAAGAGTCCAAGAATATGATTCCTGTTCTCTCAGGCCCGGTTGTGAAACGTCCCGGTACTAATTTTATTGGGGAGGTTAAAGATCCTACCGCAGTATTTGTCCCATTCTTCAAAGATAAAGATAATACTTATATCCTAGAATTAGGTATATCTTCTTCAACAGGCTATTTAAGAGTCTGGTCACAAAACCAATTATTATATGAAAGAACTGGAAGCGGTGGTGGCTCTAGTACAAGTACAACAGATATATATGAATCTGCAAGTACACAGCATTGGACTGAAGCAGAATTAGAAACCTTAAAGTTTACTCAAAGTGGAGATATAATATTTGTTTGTTGTCCTACAAGAAAACCATATCGTATATTCAGAAAATTAGTTACTTCCGGTACAAGAGCCGCAGATGATAGCCAATGGACAATTGATGAGTATGTAATGACTGATGGGCCTTATGGGGCAATTAATCATTGGTCAGAAGATGATGCGGCTAAGAGATTTAGTTTAAAATTAGTATCAGAACCCGGAGTAATATCAGAGGCAATAGGTACAGTAGAATTTAATACAGTAGATGATTCTTTAGTTTTATCTAATCATGGATTACAAACTGGACAGAAAGTAGCTTTAAGATCAACTGGTACAGGGTGGGGTAATGTAAGACAACGTGTAACTTCAGGGAGTTCAACTCAAACAAAAATGAATGGTAGCGCAACTGGAAGTGGCACAGATGTATTTAATCTTGATGATAGATATGTAGTTAATTCTTCTGGTACTGCCTTTCAATTTTCTGACGATGATGGTGGAGATGTAAGAAAATTTGATTTATTTGAAGATGAACCAATCACAACTTCTGCTAATGCTGAAGTCAAAGTATATAAATATGCTTATGCTGGTGGGACTACAGGGATACAATTAAAGTTATTTTTAAATAATGGTTCTGGCTCACAAGCCGCAACAAAAACTTATTTTAAAGATCCAGATGATGTAGGTAGGTTAATAAGGATTAATCCATTAATGAAAGCTGGCAGTCTAATTGGTGGAATTAAATGGTCATGGGGAGTTATTACAGCAGTAGATAATTCTGGAACAAATGGTGTTATAACCATTACAACTAAAACAGAATTGTCTAATACAAGAGGGACTTATGGTACTTCTGAGTTTAGATTAGGTGCATTTAGTGATGGTCAAGGTTGGCCTCATGTTGCACAAATCTATCAGCAACGTATGGTACTTGCCGCAAATACAATTCAACCATCAACAATATGGTTATCAGAAACAGCACAATTTTATTCTTTTGCGCCAACTGTTCTTGCAGATCAAGGTACTCAGCAATCATTTACTGATGGTGTAGCAACAGAAATAATAGTAGATTCCAGCGCACTCACGTTTACATTAGATTCAGATACATTAGATGAAATAAAATGGTTAGCAGAATCTAAAAAGTTGACAATGGGTACTTCTGCTGGTGTATATATGCTTTATGGATCAGAAACAAACCTATCAGTTACACCATTTAGATTTACTATTAATAGAGAAACATCGTTTTCTGCAACTAATACAGCACCAATTGTTGTATCAAATGCTTTATTATATGCTCAAATTGGAGGCAAGGACGTACAATCGCTGGAATTAGAAGGAGGTTCAGCTAATCAATGGTTAGCTAGTAAAATATCAATGAAAGGTTATGATATTATTAAAACCTCTGAAATTAAAAAGATGGTATGGCAAGAAAGACCTAATAACTTAATCTGGATAATGATGGCAGATGGCAGATTATTAACATTGAGTTATGATAGAGGCGAAGAATTTAAAGCATGGTCAGAGCATCTATTAGGAGGATCAATATATCGAAAAATTATTACTACTTCACAATCAACTATACCAGCTTCATTCACAACTAGCAGTTCAAGTGGCTTATTATTGACAGATAACTCTCACGGTTTAACCAATGGTACTATTATACAAGTAACTACAACTGGCACTCTTCCTGCTGGTTTAAGTTTAAGTACAAATTATTATGTAAGAGACAAAACTGATGATAACTTTAAACTTGCAACTACTGCTACTGGTGGAGCAATAGCTTATACTGATGATGGCTCAGGGACACACAAATGGAATAAGCCTACTATTTATACTGTAGATGGAGATAATGCCAGCCTTTATACTGTAGATAAAAATGTTATATTGTCAGGTTATTCTATTAGTGATTGGAATTCTACGCAAAGAGTTATTAATGTTACAGTAAATGCAAGTACAGATACAGAGATTACTACTGATTTTGATTCATCAGGATTAGCAAATACAACAGAAGCAATATCAGGCAGGAATCCTCGTATCTCTGATGAAACAGAAGGACATGCACAAGTAGTTGATATGGAGATGATACCAACTGCAAGCCATGACCAGATATGGTTTAAAGTAAAAAGAACTATTGATGGAGTAGATAAATATTATGCTGAAACTTTAGGTAGATTCCCAACTGAAGGTGCATTAACTAGGAATGAATATGTGTTCTCTGATAGTGCTGTTACTGGCCCTGTTACTACAAATAAAACAATTAACACTTTAGCCCATTTAAAAGGTGAAGTAGTTCAGATTTATTATGAAGGTATGCAACATAACGACTTAACTGTTACTGCAACTGGTGGTACAGAAGAAGTTATATTAAGTCATACTCAGGGAAATGAGCATGTAACAGGACTACCATATGATGCAGAATTAGTTACTTTAGAACCATCTTCACCACAGAATCAGTTTTCATATACTAAAAGATTAATTAAAATTGCAGTATTAGTTGAAGAATCATTAGGAATACAGTTAGAATACAATAATCTATTAGAAGAATTATTATTTAGAACAACAGTAAATGCAATGGGACGACAAGTACCTTTATTCTCTGGTATGAGGAAATTATCACTATCAGGTATAGGTTGGGATACACATAGCTTAAAAATACTCTCTAATGGGCCTTTCCCGATGCAATTGAACGCAATTATTATTGAAGCAGAAACAGGGGGTTCGTAATGGCATTTGCAACAATTGCCGCAGTAGCAGGGGGAGCAAAAGTACTTAGTGGATTAGCTGGTGCTAGGAATCAAGCACAAGGCATGTTAGATGCTGGTAGGGACAGTTTATTAACCGCCAGATATAATGTTAATCAAAGGAAAAAAGAAGCTCAATATAACCAGTTCCAAACATTAGAACAAGGCCATAAAGTTGCAAGTCAGATTCAAACTGGTGCAATGCAAGCTGAAGGTTCTGCAAAAGCATCTGCTGGTGCTAGTGGGGCAGTTGTTGATGGTGGTACACCTCAAGCAGTATTGAGTAATATAGCACAAGAAGGATTACATGCCCAAATGGGTGCTATATTAAATACTAAAAACCAAATGAAAGCTATTCGACGTGATACAGAAAATCAGAATAAAACTGAATGGAACCAAGCAAATGCTTATGCTAGTGGATTAAAAAGAGATGCTAAAAGGACTATCGATAATTCAAGAATGCAAGCTGTAGCAGATATTGCACAAACTGCCGCTAGTGTTTATTCCGCAGGAACAGCAGGGGGTACTAAAGCATTTACATGGGGTTTGCAAGGTGCAAAAGTAGCTTCTGAAGTTAAAGGCATATCTGATGCTAATAAAAGTAATACTAAATTAGAACGTAGATCAGATAACAGTAGAGCAAATCGTAGAAGACACTATAAGATTAATCCTAACAGGAGACAACCTAACAGGAGACATGCGGCAACTCCGGGATCACGAACAGCATCTACAAGAAAAGGAGGGCCGGGATCAATGGGCGGCCCAATTGGTAAAGGTGAAATGAGAGCAAAAGGTTGGAGTTGGAATAAAAGAACTAAATATGGTAATTTTAAATCAAGAGGATCTAGCGGTGGATCACATTCATGGTATAGAACAGGTGGAGCATATTAAATGGCAACTATAGAAAAACCACAATATCATAATCCAAAACAATATCCTCAAGATAGAAGAGTATATCAAGTTACTCCTGCTCGGGAGGAATTTACTCGTCCCTCTAATATACCAGACAAAGTATTAACTGTTTCAAATGTTATGGATTCTCTTATTGGGAGTCTTAACCAGTATCAAGAAATATATGCAAACTCAGAAAAAACTGCGAATGTTCTTCAAGCAAAAAGTCTTTTATTAGAAAAAGCAAAAGATACACAGCGTATTAGGGAATTACTTGCAACTGAACTTCCTAATACTGGTTATCAGCATCTTAAACTAAAAGATGTATTAGATAAATATAGAACAAAAGATGTAGATGGTAAATCTGATTTATATCTTGGGAATGAACTTCAACATAATATTACTGGAATGGAAATGCCAGATGATTTATCTGAAGAAGTTCGTTCTATGGTTGAAGATCAATGGATAAGTGATGAAACTGATATTGTTAGTGATTTAATTGGTCAAGTTACTCAATTACAAGGTAAACAGACTCTTGCAGTATTAAATCAACATGAAGCTAAATTTAAGCAAGATGTAATGAGAATTTATCAAACACAAGGAAGATATGCAGGAGCTAAAGAAGCTAATAATTTACGTTTAAAAATGATTCAAGAAATTGAAGAATTAGGACATCTAGGAACATGGACACCACAAGAAGTATCAGATAAAAAGCACCATTTTGGACAATTAATGTTAAATGCTGAGTTTTCAGGACAATATTGGAATACTCCTGAAGGACAAGACCCAGTTAAATATAGAGAAGGAATTTTACAACAAGCAGTAAAAGGTAATTATAAATATAAAAATGAAAATGGTGATATAATTACTTTAGACAGTATTTATTATGATAACTTTCTTTTTAAAGATAAAGACAGGATACATAACAAAACTGTATCAGATATTGAATCTGCAACTAGGGATACTCAGCGTGAAAGTTTATTAGGATTTATGCGCCAGCAGTATGCAAGAGAAGATTTTAATTTTAATAATCTATGGCAAACAGTTGGAAATGATGAAGTTTATGGAAAAATATCTAAATCAGAACGCTATGAAATGCTATGGAGGGAAGAACTAAGAAGAGAAAGAGAAGCAGAACAAAAAAAGAAAACAGATAAATCTGAGAAAAGAGATTCCGATCTTAATGATTTAGGTGATTTATTAGCAGGAATGTCATTAGAATTAACTAGAGATTTTGATGGTAATATAAGTAAATATGCAGATGTAATAGATGGTAAATGGCAACCTAAAGATAATAAGGAACTTAAAAAATTAAATCCTGAGTTAAGAACACGCCATATCAGTAAAATAATAGAAGCAAAAGTAAGAACTGATCAAGCAACCCAAAAGGGATTAGAAAAGAAACATGAAACCACAATTGCCAATGCAAAGAAAAATACTTTTGTTAGTCAGCTATATAACTTAATAAATTCAGGCCCCGGTGCAAATGCAACGATATTACTTAAATATGGAAAACGAGTAAAAGTTAATGGTGATGATGTATGGATTGTTGATCATACAAAATTAGATGATAAAACAGCAGGGGGTAAACAATTACTACAAGCTGGTATAGGAAGAGACTTATCTGATCCAGACCGCAAATATCAAGACGTTATTGCAATTAGACAAGCAGTAATGGCAGATGTTATTAATAAAGCATCAATTGCACAAAAGAAATATACTGAGGCTCAAAAAAAGGCTTTAATAAAAGCGGAAAAGGATGCAGAAGAAGCAAAATTTAAAGTAGGTGAATTCAATGCACATAAAGACCAAATTGCTAGTGTATATATAGCAAATCTAAAAAATCACCTGACAGCAGGAGGTGCATCATTTCAAAATACATTTCCAACATTTGGTAAAAATATTCCAGATGCTAATCAATTAGCAGAAATAAATGCATTATACAACCATATGAATGGATTAATGCAATTAGCCTATCATAAAGATTCATATACAGTAGATCAACTTAAATTTCACATGCAAAATGGAATAGATGGTAATTTAAACAATACATCTGCACCCATACAATTGGAAAAACAGCATCGAGCATTAACTGATACAATTAATAATCATTTTAGAGCAAGAATAACTCAATTAGAACAAGAACCACAACAAACAGGATTTGATGAATCACAGCAGGAAGCCTTTCTTGCTAAAAATGGTGTGTACAATTTACCGGAATATTTTAAATGGTTAAATAGTAAGGGCATTTTTGAAGAAAATAAATATAATGTTCTTTCAAAAGATACTCTTACTAAATTATCAAATATTGGTCAACTTCCTACTCCAGAAGCGTTAGCTGAGTATCTTAATACATTACCACAAGAATTAGATAAATATGGTACTGTAAACTCGCAACAAAGACTTATGGCATTTGCTCAAATGGAACATTATCTTCCTATGGAATGGGATTGGTTAGCACAAATGATACAAAAAGGGCAAGTTATTCCAACAGATAGAGTTCAAGAAAAATGGATACAAGTAAATCAAGCAACAAGAGCCAAAATTAAGTAAGAAATATGTGGGATAGTACATTAAAAGATTTTCATGATGAAGCCTTTAAACAGGAACATACTTACCATATGAGTGGTATGATGTCCCCTGTGATGAGAGATAAACTTAGACGAGAAATTACAGGTCGTGTTAATTTTTTGTGGCAAAACCAAAGAATTGATAAAAATTCTTCTCCTTATGATGTAATTAAAAATATATATGAAACTGATCCAGTTCTTCAGGATTGGAATGTTGCTCCTTTAAGAAATGAAGGTCAAAGATTAAATTTATTATATCCATCTAAAAAATTTGAAGCGGCAAAACAAAGCCCTGAAATGGTAGCAAAAGGATCAATATTTATAGCAAATCAAACTCCTGATCTCATATTTGGATTAAATAGGGAATTAATGTCTCAAGAAAAATATGATGAATACAAACAACAAACTATAGCAAAAGGGTTAAATGCTGGTTTAGTTGATATAAATAATCCTATGATTGCACCCGGATTGGCGGCAAAAATACCAAGAATGAATGAGCAAGGGCAACAAATTTCTGCTGAAGCCAGATTAGAACAACAAATATTAGATGATTTAATGAGAGGTAATGCACCATATATGTATAAAGCATTAATACCTAAAAGTGGTGGTCAAGAAGGTTACTGGATAGGGGTATTCTGGCATCCAGAAGGAACATCACCTACAAATGCTAAATTAATTGGTGCAATGATAAATAAAGAAGGGCAAAAGCATGTTGTAAGTAATGAAGAATTACTAGGTGCTTCTGCTTCAGATCAGATATTAGAATACTTAACAAGTTGGTTTTTTGATTATAATCATGAGAATGTAAGAAATTTATATAAAGAAGGTGTAAATCCTGCAAATCGTGAAGAAGGTTGGGGTACTGCTGTAACTACAGAAGAATTTGAAAAAGGTAAAGAAGACGCATGGACTTCATTTGCTGGTTTAAGAAGAGGAGTTTCTAAATTAACTGGTGATATTGGTGATTTAGAATTTCAATATGCTATAAAACCCTTATATAAAATGCTTGAAGATAAAGCGAAAGAAGTACATGGTGATAAATATGTAGAAGGACAAACATTTTTAGATGAAGAACAAGCACAAGATGTACTTCGTGAATTTATGGATAGATTTAACAGACCATTTACATTCTTACAACAGTTACCGGGAGCAGATTGGACTGTTCCTGCCGCAAGATTTATTAATAACTTGTGGGAACTTGATATTAATCTTAGAGAAATTTGGAACTAATGATATTACCTGAATATCCTTTTGAATGGCAAGAAGGAATGTATCAGCAAATGTTTGTTAATGAAGCGATTAATAATTATGTACCTTCATCGTGGGGTGTATTAAAACAATCTGCTAATTATGCATTCCATGACAACTCATTTGTTCATGCAATTGATTATATAGATTCATTAACTGATAGTGAAGTAATATCAGAAGAACAATTTAAAGAAAAAGGATATGCAGAATCAGGAGTTCAATACAAAGAAGGAATGACTGATACTCAAGCAAATGTATTACAACAAATGAATGAAAGAGATAAGTTTTATGCTACATACATGAAAAATACAAGTATGCTTAGTTTTGGAGGAATAACTGGAATGATTGCAGGAAGTATCCCTGATCCAATTAACTATATCCCATTTGTAGGATGGGCTGGTAGAATATCTAAAGTTGCACGAATAGCGAATAAGATGCCCATGTTAGCAATGTCAGCAAATGCAATGGCAGGACAAACAGCATTTGAAGTAGTTAAACAAACACATTTAAAAAGTTTAGGAAGAGATGTTAATTGGTTAGGTGCAATGGCAGATGTAGGAATTGCCGGAGTATTAGGATTTGGATTTGGTGGATTAGGGAAATTAAGTGGATTAAGAAAAAAAATTGCTAGTACAGATCAAAATACCCATCAACAAAATTTAGCAGTAGCTTTAACGACTAATGGTGAAAGTACTCCTACAAGTAATATGTTAGTAAATGATCTCGATCCTGTAACAACAACACCTCCAACTATGGAATTAACAATTAATGATATAGAATTTAGACAAAAACAAATTCAATTGCATCAATCTAATTTAGATAGGCAATCTGCTGAATTTAAGCAAGAACCAATAGATTTACAAAAACGAGAAGAAGGAATTATTAATTATAATAACTGTAGAGGTATTTTATGAGTGTTGATGCATGTCGTAAATATCTAACTGAAGCAGGATTTGTTGATGATGAAGTAGAACATATAATTAATGATTTACCAAATTCGGAGTCAATAACCGATTTTGTAAAAGATATTTCTTCTAAATCTGAAGCGAATCAAAAACTTACTATATCAAGAGAAATTTCTAAAAGACGTAGCCAGCAATCGTTAGCGGCACTCAGAGAAGGAATAGAAAATTCAGATAAACCATTTAAAGTATTATGGAATTTTTTAGTAGGTAAAAATGGATTATGGATTAATGCACAAGCACGATCAGAAGCTAGAAATGCTCGTATATTAACATCTATGAATCTAACTAATCGACAAATGGTTAAATTATTGGATGATCCATTATTTGTAGAAGATTTAGTAGACGAACTTTATCCTTTTAACGGAACATCTACATCAGGTAATGAACAAGCATTTAAACTGGCAAAACTACTAAATGATGAGAAAAAGCTCCAAGTTGCTGAAGCAAACGCATACGGTGCTGGTATGTTTTGGAGAGATGATCATGTAACTACAACATGGCATGATCCTGTAAGGGTATTAGATACTCCAAAAGAACAATGGATAGATCAGATAAAAGGTTTAATTGATCATCGCAAAACATTAGATAATGTTAAATCTGGTACAAATATAGATGAATTGCTTGATGATATTTATGATAGTATAACTCACAGATTAAAAGAGAAAAGAAAACCAAATACATTCCAAAGAGCCTCAGAAATATTAGGAGATAGATTTGATAGGGTTACACCATTAAAACAATTGATGGAAGTACAAAGAATACTCGTATTTAACGATAAATCTTCCATCATGAAATACAATGATGCATTCGGGTACTATAACATAGGTAAGTCTATTTTTGCCAATATGGACACAATGGACAATCATTTGGCATTAGGTGAAACACTAGGATATGGATGGACAGAAAAAGTTAATGCACCAGATGGTACAACTACAACAAAAAATGTATTACCAGAAAAGGAATTAAATAGATTAATTGAACATGAACGTGTAACAGGAAAAATATCAAAAATAGATGAATGGCGACTTAAAGCGGCACTTTATCAGGTTTCAGGGGAATCATATATAGTTGGTAATGCATCCCTAGCAAAGTTTGTAGTTGGATGGCAAGCATGGCAAACAGTTACAAAACTAGGTAAACAAATGGTCAGTTCCTTTGGCGATTTGTGGTCAACATCAATAAACCTACATTATCAGGGAGTTTCACCTGATACTGCATATTTGGGGATGGTTAATCATTTATATAGACGAGTATTCCAAAAAGTAGGTGATAAGGAACGTTCAGTTCTTAGGATGTTAGGAATTGGCTTTGAAGGTGTATTTGGTGCATCTGCTAGATCAGTAATGTCAACACCTATTGCTGGTAGGTTATCGAGATTACAGGATCATTTTTTAACATGGAATGGCTCTCACGGATGGACAAACTGGATGAGAGAAGGCTTTACAATGATGTCCTCAAACCATTTTGCCAATCAGATACTATCCAAGAACTTCGATAATCTTGACCCTAGATTCGCTAAATTAATGAAAGAGTATGGAATTACTGATAAAGATTGGAGAAAATTAAAAGAAATTGGTACATTTAATGAAAAAGACTTTAGAATAGATGGTAATGCCAGTAATAATTACATATCTGGAGATTGGATTAGGCAACAAAAAGGCCCGGAAACAATTGCTAGGAAGCTAGATAGATTCTTTATTCACGAATCTAAGTTTGGTGTACCAGAAGCTACAGGCAAAGAACGTGCGTTAATGTATGGTAGCTTTAATAGAGGTACACTGCCAGATGCGGCAACTCATTTGTTTTGGGAATTCAGAACCCATACAATGAGTATTGTAATGAACACTTATCCAAGAACAATGGAACTCGGATTACCGGGAGTTGTTCATTTATTGCCAGCAGTAGGTCTAGGATATGCATCAATTGCCGCTAAAAACATGCTTAAAGGCAAAGAACCGCCAGCATATGATGATCCAGCAGTATTAATTGATGCTTTAGTGCAAAGTGGCTTTGCAGGGATGTTTGGAGATTTCCTTGCAGGAGAGTATGGTAGGTACTATCATAAATGGGATGAAGCAACATTAGGAGCAGGATATGCAACATTTAAAGATTTTGGCGAATTATTTGTAGGGTTGACAACGGGAAACAAAGATGCAGAAGATGTTTGGAAAAACTTGCGTTATAATATTCCATACGCTAATTTGTTTTATACAGAGG